GGGTTCAAAAGGGAAAGTAGTTCCCTTTATTTATGCGGGGTAATGAGGGTTCAAAAAATAAGGAGGGTTCAAAAGGGAACGTAGTTCCCTTTATTTATGCAAACCATCTACCACAATTTGCTCTATCATCAATTATTTTTTTTATTTTTTGCGCCATCTCCATCATCTTCTCTGGACTTTCAAAGCGCCCAGTTGCAACGTCGCAAATAAAACGGCGATAAATCTCATCTTCGGCCATATGGGAATCTTCCATACCTCTTGAATTATCATATTTGCCAAACAGCAAATCATAATCCATTGGCTCAATCCCATAAGGATACACCTTCTTATAGCATTTCGCCATACATACCGGCAACAATTCACACTCGCTACGCGAAATAAGAATATCCTCGGGATCAACCTTATCGCCGCACTCGACGCATACAACCCTTTTGGCCAATTCGATCGCCTCATATTCTTCAATCTGCTTCTGATACTCTTCTTCGGCCATTCTAGAATTCAGACAACCGCGACAAACGGGCTCCCGCTGAATCTTCCAATAAATAAATACATCTTCATATTTTTCAGGGCAAACAGAATACCGAAAATTATATATTTCAATAAACGAATGCTTACAAACAAAGCACTCAACGGGAGCTACCGGATTATCATAGAGATAATACTGATGGCGATAGGCCCTCTCAGCCTCGTCAACTGCCGACACATTGTCTAATTTTTTGCACAAAATATCTTTATACGAAGTCATTTTTAATAACAAATAATATGGATTGGGTTTTATGCATTTTATAAAAACTCATAAAAACATTTCAATTTTAAGGGAACCTATGGTTCCCTTATGATCCCTCCTTTAATGATGAACTCTAAGCATGGGTTCCTAACACGTAAGCTTCGCCGAATACGGCGAGTTCCATTAGGAAGGATAAGCGAAGCGGTATCCATAGGTTTTCAGATTTTTTTTATAAAGGGAGGGTTCATAAGGGAACCGTAGGTTCACTTATTACTTCTTCCGGGAATCCCATCTGAATCAGAATCAATTTCGCCGCTTTAATTTTGGAAATGCCTTTAATCAATTTGTAATGGAACACAATGTTGTTGCCATCAATGGTTGCGTCCATCTTGTAATTCTCAATTTGCAGATTGTCTGCCTTCTTCACCATCTTACACAACTTGACAAAATGCGTGGTCAAAATGAAATCCACATTTTCGCGTTTCTGCAGATATTTCAGGAATCCGAACGACGCCGAGGTCGCTTCCTCCGCGTTTGTCCCAGAGAACAATTCGTCAAATATGCAAAAATGCCGTGTTTCATCATCCAAATCAATGATATCCAATATCTCTTTGCATCTTCGCGCTTCTGCCTGGAACAAACTGTCGCGACCGCTCGTATCTGGTATGTTCAAGTAAGAATGAATGTGTGTATAGGGGGTTAAAGACGCGGATTCATAGAACCCCAATCCAAACTGTTGACTAAAAATGATGTTGATGGCGGTGGTTTTCAGTTGCGTGGTTTTTCCAGATGCATTCGGACCTGTTATGATGAGATTTTTCTTCAGGTTCACAGTGTTCATAACCGAATCCGCGTGGGTGGGATAGTGCTGGTTTTTGAAAACGGTTTTGCCATTTACAAATGCGCCAAAATGAATGGATCCTTGACCAATTTGTTCCGAAAGACTTTCCAAATTGCTTCGGTATCCTTCAAACGAAACTGCATACTGGAGACCCAATTTGTGTTCGGCAACAGAATGCAGAGAATAGTAGCATTTCAAAAGATAGCCGACCTCAAAGCATTTGGACGCGCCGAAACAAAAAGGTTTCACGTCTTTCAACTCTTCTTTTAACCTTATCAAATAATCGCAATGGAGAGAAACATCATGGCAAAATCCGCGATATCGTGATAGTCCCGCATTTTTCTGCAAGAATTGCTCCATGTTTGTGATCGATTGGTCAACAAACAGTTTTAACGACAACAAGTTTGTATTGACCGTATTGATGTTTTTGTAAAATCGGATACACGACTTCACGTTTTGGTACATTTGGAAACCGTACATTGCCACCGTGAAAAGAATGTAAACCAGATTGTTCAGAGAGAAGTTCTCCATGGATGTAAATACCTTTCCGAGCGCGTGTTTTTTCGCAATGTCTTTGAGAACCGTTATGTAAGTGTTGAATGCAATCGGCACGCGCTGAATTTTCAATAAGACGAAGGGTGCAATAATCAAAATCAACGGGAGGATGATTGAGAAAATGGGCGACAACAGATTAATGATTGTCCAGAATCCCAGGAATTTGGAAGAACTGTTGATGAAATGAAACCTTTCAATGTCAATGTAGCTGTATCGGTCGTGGAAAGCGGGTGTGTCGTAAATATCTTTTAATACAGCGGAAATGCATTCGCAATCCACCAAAGAATCCGTTGCGCCAGATGATGTTATGACCTGCTGACTCTGCTTGAGAAACTCAGTGTCGCTGGTGAAAGATTTCTTCCATTGACCAATCATATCCTTGGCGAATTTGTGTTTGGGTTTTAACAAGATGTCGTACATGGGATCGGAAGCCGTGGCGGAAACCAGTTCCAAATCAGATGCAACCACGTCAGACAATGGATGGACAACCTTTTCGTCTAAATAGTCGATGGGTAATCTAAAGGGAACCGAAGGTTCCCTTTTTTTTGCTTCGCTTAACCCTCCTTTATTGGAATCCTCTTTATTATTGATTTCTCCTTTATTAGAATCTTGTTTATCAATGTTCATGTATAAAAATATCATAGATATCATATGATATTTTTAAACGTAAAGGGAGGGGGTTTGGGGGCATAAGCTTCGCTGAATCCGTAGGTTCTCCCTTTATAACACGACATTCTCCGGCAACGGATCGATTTGTATATGGTAATAACTCTCAATATCCCTTTGCGTGCGGATGTCTCTCGGTGTGATAAAATTGATCGCGGTTCCCTTTCTCCCCCAGCGACCACTTCTGCCAATCCTATGCAAATAGGTATGCACGTCCTGCGTGATGTCAAAGTTAATGACAACACTCACCTGCTGGATATCTATGCCACGCGCGGTTATGTTCGACGAAACCAGGAAACGAACCACACCGCTCCTAAATTTGCGGAAAGCTTCTTCACGCTCCGATTTGTTCATATTACGATGAATGCAATCCACCGAAAATCCCTCGCCTCTCATTGCATCGCATAATTGCGAAACACGATGCACACTATTGCAGTAAATAATGCATTGATTCACACTAATGATATTGAACAACTTTTTCAAAGCGTCGAATTTGTCGTCGTCATACTCGGACGCAATGTAATATTGGCGAATACCGTCTAAAGTCAACTTATCAGCACTCATTGTTATCGATACTGGATCGCGCATAAACTTAGGCGTCAAATCCATAACCTCTTTGGACATGGTTGCACTAAAAATGCCAACCTGCACATTGGTGGGAAGCATTTGGAAAATACTCTGGATTTGTTCCTGGAACCCCTTTGACAACATTTCGTCGGCTTCATCAATGACAATGACACGCAAACTGTTCACATTTAAAAACCTTCTGCGAATCAAATCGAAAATACGCCCGGGGCATCCAACTGCAATATGGGGGTTTTTTTCGTCAATGCTTCTGCGGTCCTCCATGACAGAAGACCCGCCCACAAATTTCTTAACACATAAATTGGCCATACTGGAACCCAAACCAGAACATACAGTTGCAGTCTGACTCGCCAATTCGTGAGTAGGCGACAACAATATTGCCTGGGTCTCCATGATGGAAGGCTCAATTAGGGATAATGTCCCAATGGTGAATGCGCCGGTTTTACCGGTTCCAGACTGGGCCTGGGCGATAATATCGCGCTTGCAGGTCATTGGATAAATGGCTTTTGACTGAATTGAACTCGGGTTTTCAAATCCGTATGCGAAAATGCCGCGCAATAAATCTTCGTTTTTTACACAATCATCCCATACCTTAACAACTTTATTTTCATCGTATTCTTCGGTCATATTTTAATATATTATCCATTTTGCGTTTAAGTCTTTTTCAAAAGAAATAGGGAAACCTGCGGTTTCCCCTATGACCCCTTCCCTTAAAAGGGAGCCTATTTATAACCAGACTCTTAATTAAAAAAAAGGATAAGCAAAGCAAAAATAGAACTTGTAGTTCCCTTATAATCACATACTTAAAAGGAGGGGTCATAGGGGAAAGGGCGAAGCCTGACTGGCTTTAACCTTGGTTCACCTAAGGGAGGGTTCAAAAGGAAACCTACGGTTTCCTTTAAAAAATTGAAATAAAAAACAATATAAATATAAGAACCATATACAATACAGTAACAATGGCAACTAAGACATACACTTTGAACGAGTTTGAACGAATCGGAAAGGGACCCTTGGATGAAACCGTGTTATCATCCATTCGCACACTTTGTTCTTTAGTTGGTTACATCGAAAACATCCAAAACACTTATATAAATCAATACAACGCAACTACCACCGTGGTATCTGCACAATCAAAGAAACCGAAGGAGCGCGAGCGAACCTACAAGAAACCCAAGGAAACCGCGGATGGCTGGAAGCGACCTGTCTTCAAGGCAACCGTTTTCGCGGAGGTTGACAATACCCAGGCAAACATCAACGATATCCGTGTAGGATTGAACAAAATCAAAGATTCCAACTGCGATGAAAATATTGCAATGTTCATCGAGAAGATTGACGAAATCCGCGAGTCCATTGATTTCGGCGACGATTGCGCAATGACCGAAAAAATGCAACAGGTCTTTGACACCATTTACTCAATTTGCATTTCCAACAAGATGTTTTCCAAAATATACGCAACCGTTTTAACACGACTTTGCAAGAATTACAGTTCGGAAATGAACGCGATGCTTGATGCCAAAATTGCAGAGTACTTAGAATCGATGCAGAACATCGTGGACGTGAATGCCAACGACAATTATGACGCGTTTTGCGAGTTCACCGCCAAGAATAATAACCGTAAGAACATAACGAATTTGCTTTGCGAGATTGCAAAGACGGGCGAGTATGAAAATATGCTATTAACCAATGTATTGAAAAACACCTCCGATTTGTTGACCCACGTGTTAGAATCGGTAGAATCCGTAGAGAAGCAGAAAGAGGTGGAAGAAATAACCGAGAATATTGTTATTATGTTTAGTCATTTTGACAAAGAACTCAAGGTGCAATTCAAATCATCGTTTGAGCAATTGGCGTCTACAAAGAAGCCGGGCTTAACTAGCAGAACACGATTTAAGTACATGGATTTGGTCGGAAAATAAGCGAATCAAAAAAGGGATCAATCGTTTATTGTGAATTATTTATTTATTTCTAATATATAAATAATATGGTCAAATCGAAAATCAAACCGGAAATTGAATACAACGAATCCAAGAAAATTGATGCAGAAGATATGGATTATGAAACCCCCATTTACGAAGCCGAGATTTTTGCAAAACGCGTGGCTATCGGTATTGGAAAAATAAAATACACCTATACCGGCAAAAACGTGGTTTATTATCCAGTTTATTTAATAGCCAACGATGTTGTTAAATCGCGGATTGGCGTATTTGAACTCGAATCCAAAGATTTACCCAATTACTTAGATGAGGAAAATATGTTTGATGCCGAACTTTTTGTAAAGAATGGAAATGAATTTTTGATGTACAGTTTTCTGGACAAAGATTTGGTGGAACGATCCAAGTCGGAACCCATTTTTTACTTACCAAAAGAAGAAAAAGAAGAAAAAGATAAACCCGTTTTTGAAGAAGACGAAGACCTCGATGTTATGGATCTGCAACAAAAACACAACCCGAAACCCAAAGAAAGAGAGAGTAAAGAGGCCAAAGAGATTTTCGAAGAAATTGGAAACGCGGATATTCCCGAGCTGTTGAAAGAGGAAACAAAAGCCGAAGCAGACGCACTCAAAAATCTGTCGGCCAATTCAAATTGGGTGCAGAAATTCATGAAAAACGAAAATTACCGAATTCAGGATGTCCCTGCGGACGGAGACTGTTTTTTCACAGTCATTGTGGAAGCATTTAAACAAAATGGCAAAAAAACGACTATCTCTCGGTTGCGCGAGATTGTTGCCGACTCGGCCACTCCCGAATTGTTCGAACAATATTCTGCATTGCACAATATGTTTAACGTCGAAATCGTGTCCAACGAATCCAGTATTGAAAAAATATCGGAAAAAATAAAAGACCTGCAAAAACGAAGCAACAAAGTCGCGGATAAATCGGAAAAAGAAATGTTGCTCAAAAACATTGCATTGATGATAGAAGATAAAAAAAAATTCAAAAAAGACATTGCGATTGCAGAAGATAGTGGCATGCATTTTAAATTTATGGAGAATGTACACACATTAGAAGAGATGAAAGAAAAAATGAAACAATCTTCGTATTGGGCCGACGAAAACGCGATTGAGGCGATTGAACAAAAGTTGAATATTAAAATGATTATTTTGTCCGAGGAAAGTTATAAAAACGGATCGGAAGACGCCGTTATGAAGTGTTCTTCCGGCAACATTGCAATCCCGACACCCGAATTTTATATAATGACCAGTTTTACTGGCGACCACTATAAACTGATTTCATACAAGGACAAGAAAATTCTCAAATTTTCCGAAATTCCGTATTATATTAAAACGCTCATTGTGAATAAATGCGTCGAGAGAAACGCCGGCGTTTTCCACCATATAACCGATTTCCGCAGATTCCAGGAAAAGTTCGGAATTGACCCGGTGAGCAATTCGTATTCTTCGGAACCGCCCGTGAACAGTGAGTTATACGACGACACCATCCATTTTGTTTTTTACGAAAAGTCGGCGGATGCCAAACCTGGCAAAGGAAGCGGAGAGAAGATTGGAAACCAAGATATACTTATTTTCAAGGACCTCCAACAAGTGCCGAATTGGCGTCGGATGTTGGATGACGAATGTGTTTCTCCCTTCGCCTATGACGGAAAACAGTGGCAAACCGTGGAGCATTATTACCAGGCCTCCAAATTTAAGAAGGGATTTCCCAATTTTTACACATTGTTTTCCTTAGATTCTGGAAGTGAATTTTGCAACGACGTGAAAAAAGCGAAGAGTGCAGGTGGGAAATCTGGAAAATATAGGAAAGAATTGGGGAATGAGAAGGTGTCGTTGGACCCCGACTTTTATGGAGGCAGAGATAAAATTGAACGCGCAAATGCATTGACTGCAAAATTTGAAAATCCGGAATTTAAGAAGGTTTTGGTTGCAACAAAAAAAGCCAAATTGCTTCATTTTGTTCGCGGCGCAGAGCCAGAAGTAGATATGTTGATGATGGAATTAAGGGGAAGACAAGTAAACTAAACATATTTAGTAAACTAAATAAAATCAAAACATAATGTATAACATGCGATACGACAATCGTCATTATGAGACACTCATAGTAAATGGAAACGATTTAACGGATATAAAAAATATCAGGACTGCTTTGCAAGAAGCTACCGGAATCGTAAATTTGCAGGAAATGAATTTGAAAAAAAAAACAATTGGAAAAATGAATTTAACCGGCGCAATTTTACAGGATGCAAATTTACGAGGCGTAGACATGATTGAAACCATTTTAGTTGACGCAAATCTGGAAGGTGTGGATTTAATAGATGCGGATTTAACACGTGCTGACTTAACCAATGCAAAAATATCAAACGCGGATTTTGTAAATATGGATTTAATTGATGCGAAATTAAACGGGATAATTTCGGAGAATGTATATTTTAATAATGCATCTGCAAATGATTCCAAATTTATTGCCATAACATTCGATAGTTGTGTTTTTGATGATACAAATTTGCGAGATACAGATTTTACCGATGCAAAATTTACCAATGTTGACTTTCATAAAGCAGACTTGAAGAAGGCAGATATGACAAATATTGAATGTACTGGCATTGTGAGCTTTGAAAAAGCCAAATTAATTGATACAATATTAGTTGATGCGCGGTTATCGGGCGCGAATTTTGATGGCGCAACCTTAACGCGTACAAATTTTACAAATGCGACTTTAACACATACATATTTTAACACATCTCTCGATACTGCAATTTTAACAGGCGCAGATTTAACAAATATACATATACGAACCAATTTAAGTGGCATAAATTTATCAGGCGTTCGTTCGATGAGACACGCGGATTTAAGAGGCGTACATTTAAATGGCACAAATTTAAGTGGCGTTCCCTTGCAGGGTGCGGATTTTACAGGCGCACAAATGCAGGGCGCAATATTAACGGGTGCAAATTTAACGGGCACCATTTTAATCGGTGCAAATTTAGAAGGTGCAATTTTAACCGATGTTATTGGTATGGAAGACGCGATTCTTGATGCGCAACCAGAAAGACAATCCGGACTGGCATTTGAAATCCATAATCAATTCCAGTTTGATTTTGATTTTGATAAATTTATGGAAATCATTCGTAGATACAATACTGAACAAGGTGCACAACAAACTTCCGCTTCTCAGGCTTCGCCGAATTCAAGGTCCGATGAACCCGAGCCAAATCTAGGGGAAGATTTACGTGATCGTCAAATTACAGAACGGCTTTTAAAACCGCTCATTGATTATCCCGGTTATACGCAAAAAAGAAATGTTCTTAAACAATTAAATATTGCATATGAACATAGAGACGAAGATGCAATTCAAGACACAATCACTTTTGTTTTATTGCAAAGTCAAAAATTCATTAAAAAGTATATTTATAGTTTTACCAATGATTGTTTGACAGCATATCCTAATAGTAGACGAACCAGCTGCATAAAGGGTCAATATGAAAGAATCTTTTTAAACGTCAAATTGGTAATTGAACTTTATTGTCTTGATGATAAATCACATACGTTAAAACCGGATTGTAAAGAGATTTTTAAAGATTTGTATTCTTGTTTTTTACCGGAAGACCTAAAATCAATGATGAATGAATGGTGGGAGTCTCAAACAGACATGGATGATTATCCAAATGATGGATCCGAACCGGAGAAAATGGTTTTTATAAACAAAAAATCAGCGGAGCTCAAAGATTTTTTTATTCGTAAATACAGTGAAAAATTTGCAGGTGTAATTGATAAGTATATTGCAAAAACATTTACGATTGCCCATTTTGATTCGGAATTGAAAAAACCAGAATTGGCGGTACAATTAGAACCGCAGGTAAATATTAAATACAATGGTGAAGTATACAATTTTAAGATTGTACCGGATATAACAACCATTGGAGAATTAAAAGGGATGTTATTGGATAAACTTGTCGAAAATGGTAAAAATGCAGATATAAATTACACGGTAAGATTTGCATTTTCTGGAAAAATGTATCCCAATGAAAAGAATGGAGAAATTGTTTCAACGGTGATTAACCAAAATTATGAGGCAGGTTTAGTTGCAACAATGAAATCAAATACGGGAATGGGTAAAACCCGAAAACTGAAGAAAGGGGCGCAAACAAAGAAACTACAGTTAAAGAAAAGAGAAGCAAAAACAAAGAGACAACGGTTAAAGAAACGACTGTAAACGAAAATGGTTATTTTGCTTACACTATTTTTTTTCTAGTAAATAATTCTTTATTTCCGTATAAATATATACTCCAACATACGCTGCTAAGGATGAAGAATAACCAATGATAATGCCAGACACGATATCCATTTTATTGTATGTTTATACAATAAAACGAGTTTCTATACGGGTTTATAGCCGATTGTTGTCTTTTTTTTGACAATTTTCTTGATGGCGGGTTTCTCTAAAACCGCCGAATGCTTCTCTAATGCCGAATGCTTCTCTAATGCCGAATGCTTCTCAACGGCCGAATTCTTCTCAACTGCGTGCTGCTTTAAATGGCATTCTTCGCACAGCGCCATCAGGTTCGCCTTATGGTTTTTATGCACGGCGCCAATGAACCCATCTTCGTCCGCGTCTTTCTGCATTTCTAAATGGTGGATTTCGGTACTCAACGTCTTCTGGCACAATTCACACAAACTCCGCAATTTCTGCGTATTGTAATGCGACGTCTTCTGACTGAGGGTTCCCGCCTTCTCCGGGAAGTACTTGTTTCGAATTTCAAATGCTTTGTCTAAAAATTCGGTGGGCAGATGCAGAGACTTGCACACTTCTAACCCATACATGTTGTCGCCGGGTCCGTCTTTCAATAATCGGTCATAAACCAGGCAGTCTAATTCGCGGTCGTAATGCACCGCCATATGTTTGAGCGCCAATCTATCCATGTTTTGAATCTCCTCATAATCCACAATTTCGTGGAAATGCGTTGCAAATAAGAACGACGACCGTTGTTCGTGCAGTTTCATCAATCCGGCAACAAAAATACTCAATGCACTCTGGGTCTCTGTTCCAGAACACAATTCATCGCCCAGAATCAAACTGTGTTGGTCCGCGTTTTTCAAAATGACGCGCAATTCGCTCATCTCTACACCAAATGTGGATAAACCCTTGTACAAATTATCGTTTCCCAAAATGCGCGTATAAAATGACCGGTATGGTTTGAACGTAAATTTAGTGCACGGTACGAAGAACCCGCACTGCGCCAAAATGGTCGCGATTCCGATTGCTCTTATCAAACTGGTTTTTCCAACGGCGTTGGTTCCATATAAAAGAATGCCTCCACTGCTGATTTCCACGTCATTGGCAACATAGATTTCGTTTTGCTGGATGTGTTCAATCAGGCAATGACGGATTCCGTCGGCTTTGACAAAGGAGTTTTCTCCGGCAAAGGAATGACCGCCTTCGGCAAAGGAGTTTTCTCCGGCAAAGGAGTTTTCGCTGAGTAAAGAGTTTTCTCCATCTGATACAATCCGCGGTTTGCAATAACGATTTTCCTTAGCCACATACGTTTTAGATTGCAGAACATCGAGAGAAGCCACATATTCAACCATTTTATCAATGGGATCATAACATTCATTCTCCAGAACTTTCTCTACGAATTCGGCGTATAGGATCGCGGTCTTGCGTTCAATGGCGTGTTCCAACTTCAACACCTTGTTTGTTATCTTAGTCAATTGGTCAAACACGATTTCTTCGGCGGTCGTGGTCGCGGTTTTGTATTTTAGGTCGCCAAATTCAATTAGAGAACCGTGAAACATAACAGATCCGGATTTCACTTTTGTGAGAATACCGCGGAAACACGGCATCCCACTATACTCGTCTTTATCCAACAACTGTTTCAACACTTTGGCTCTCGTTTTCGTTATTTGGAGAGAAGAACCCATTTTCTCTGTTGTATTGATTTTCACATAATCGGAATCGTCGGGTAAGCTCAGCGAAGCCCGAATGACCATATTTAAGAACCGATGGATTCCATTGAACAATTGGTTGGCAGCCTCGTATTCCTGCATTAATGCATCCAATTCCGCATTTACACCGTGTTTCATAATGTGTTCGGATACCGTGGACGAATTAATGTTTTTGCACGCGTCAATAACCAAAAAATCGGTGATTTTGGAACAAATTGCTTCAGACGCCTCGGCAATGCATTCTGAATTCGGCAGATAATCCATTAAGTCTTTGTTCTCTGCGAGGCAAATATGGATTTGCTGGATTTTTGAAACCGACTCATACAATCGGAACACGGTGGATGGCGACACTTTTCTAACTAAAATTTGACGCATTATTTTTTCCAGGTCGGTGACATCCGCCAGTTGTTTTCTGAAAAAAGCGATAAAATGGTAGTTCTCTGCAGAGAGCATTTGCGAAATCATATTGTATTCGGTGTTCAACCAATCTTCGTCGAAAACAGGGTTCGTGAGAACCTCTTGGATTCGCCGTTTGCCGATGGCCGTGCATGCGCGGTTCAAAAAGTTCAGGACCGATGAGAATTTCCCACTCCGCACAGAATCCGCGGATTTGTCCTCAATGATATTGAGTTGTTTCAGTGTATGGTTTGCCAGAATCGCATTGACGCTGGTGCTGCCAAACGCGGGTGTGTGAATTTTTTTGACGAGAGACGGATTGTGTTCCTGGATGAAATTGAGCAAGTAGCAGAAGGACTGGGTCGCAACCTGGTACCTGGAGAATTCTTCGCACGTCTCGTAGCATTCCGACCCAAAAAATGTTTCCAAAAGTTGCACGATATATTGTTGCTTCATGCAGTTTTCGGTTTTCTTGGAATCGCGGATACAATGTTCGTGGACGGAGTTGCAATCAATTCCCGCATACGATTTGATGTTTTTAATGAGCCCTTGTTCGTTCTCTGTTATTTTGACCAAATCGTAGAGAAGAATGACCTCGCACGGATTGTATACGGAAACCGCTCTTTCAAGTTCGTCAAAGGTGGTCGGGTTGTTTTCAAACGTGGTTTTGTGCTCAAAAATGAACGATTTTCCGGTGAATATGTTGATGACGGAGACGCCATAAATCAGCTGGACCCTGGACTTGACCAATGAATTGTAGGATGATAACCACACGCACATAACGTTGTTGGATAATCGGGGTTGTTCCACGTCGTACGAAATAAACGTACCCGCCGAATGGATGGAATGGACGATGTGTTTCTTTTTGTCGCCGTGGACACTGTTCTCTTCATCCTGGATAATGACAACACTGGTGAAACCGGCCTCGCTCAGCTTTTGCAAATAGCGTTCCAAAGTGTATTCGGGAAACCCGGCCATCAAAACCGTTTTGCCTTCTACGGAAACTTTCTTCTTCTCACTAATGTTCATTTGGCAAATCTGAGAGAAAGCAACGATTTCACTTCCGGAAATTTCATTATCCGCGGATTTGAGTCCGTAGACTTCGTAAAAAGACCCGACCATCATCAACACGATTGTTCTTTGACCATATTGTTGTTGGTAATTTGCGGTATGGTCCAGGTATTTTTCGTAAATAGTTTTGGGTTCGGGACCGTCGGATTTATACGAGGCGATTAATTTCGCCATCGGGTTTCTGGATTTTTTCATTTGATTTTGTACTAGATAAATAGAGAGAAATCATTTTATGTTATTTGTAAAATTGATTTTTTTATAACATTTATTAACAGATGCATAAACCACCAACCACAATAAATACAATGTCACGAACTAACGAATCCAAGTACGGTAAGAAGACCTCGTTCAGCAGAGAAAAACAATATGCTCGATCCGAGGCGGAAATTGAACACGTAAGCAACAATCTGGATGAATGGAAGCAGACGCGAAAGGAGGAGCGCGAGAAAAATTTGAGAATTGCATCGGGTAAGCCTGCGACTGATAAGCCTCTAACTAACGACGAGCCTCTAACGAACGAGCCTCTAACGAACAAGCGTTTGGCCAAAGAACATCTTAAACAAAGCCTTGAAGAGCCAGAGACCTATTATGACAGGATGAACTTTGTTTTGCACGACATCCCGCTGTCATACAATATCGACAATGTGTTGCGCAGTTTCCAGTATTTCGGAAAAGTGCAATACGTGCGTAGCCGGATGAATGCAGAAACATCCACGTATACAGTGACGATAGTCGCGGACGAGTGGAACGAAACAATTAAAGATATCCAAACAGATATCTTTAACAAAGGGTTTTCAATTATGGACAAATACAAAGTAACGGCAGATGCAACACAGCCAGTCAGCGAATATGGTGAAAAAATAGAAACCAATTAATAAGGAGGGGTCATTAAGCCGTCGGCTTCGCCTTAGGGGAACGTAGTTCCCCTAAAAGATAAACCCGTCATGCCCCAGCAATTCAACTAACCGTTCTTTGTTTTCTTTTTTTACATGAGTTGGCAAGTTGTAGATCCCGTTTTTTTTCAAAAACATTCGGTGCGTGGAATTGAGCGCATCCGCATTTTTAATATAATCCGTGTTTTTTGACAACCACTCATAAAAGGTGGGCTGAACGGTTTCTTCGGATAAAATGATGCTTTTTTTGTACGCGTAAAACCACTTAACCGAATCAAACAAATTGGTCGTATCTTCCTTATTGTAATCTGTGCCCGACAAAACAATGACTTGCCGAAATTCCTGAACATTCATCTGCAGCTTATATAAAATCTGCTCCAAATCGTAGAAGAGCACATTGTGTTTAACCAGACTAAAATGGCGCAACACGCGAGAACATCCATAAGCAAACATATCCATATCTTCAGATAAACATGCATACGCTTGTCCTGTGTGCATGAAATGGGCGCACAATTCGTCCGCTTCGCCAGGCGCGTCAATCCAATGGACACCGCTATCATCCAATAATTGTTTAACCACTTTATAATCGGATTCCTTGATGTAAATGAATTGTTTTTTCAACTTTTCCATTTCATTTATCATTTCGTATTTCTCTTCGTTGTCGTCCACCTTTTCCAACTGATTTTTAATCGTTTCGTATTTTTTTTCCGCGATTCGTTTATTTTCTCTTCGCTCCTCCAACAACTCTTTCTTCTCGGGGGGCGACGCCCCGTCAAATATGAAAATGGGTTCTATGCCGTAAGTTTTAAAAATCGAGACCATTAAATACATATGTTCAATTAGTTTTTTCTCCCCGATGAAACGGTACAAATAGATGCTGGCGTCAATCGCAACTTTCTTCCCCGCAAATTCGCGCAAATGCACTTTTCGAATTGCCGAGGTGTCACATATTCCAGTTAAGTATCGGTTTAAATGTTTGATTCCCATGAATTGATTGTATTGATAATTATTTACTTATATTATATGCAAGATTGTGTTTAAATTGGTTTTATATGCAATTCTTTAATAGAAGACATTTTGGGTTCAATTTTAGGAGAACCAACGGTTCTCCTATGACCTCTCCCTTTAAAGGAAACCGTAGGTTTTATTTAAATAAAGGTCATCACAGTCGGAATTTTTCCAAGTATCCGTTGGACCAGTTGCGGAATTGTGATGCCGTCTTTGGTCCTAGGAAATCGTATCCACGGAAGTATAAGTGTTTGCTCATCATTCGACCCCTTATACCGCATATTCAAATAATATTTGTTGTATATTTCCGGACTGCATAAACACATTCGGTAAGTTTCGCCAAACGATACCGTATCTGTTTCGGAATCGTATTTAAATACAAAACTTTTTTTTTCGTAAACTGGGTCAAATCCGCATTCGCCAATAATCAACATCGTTTTACCGTCATAGTGGGGAACAAAATTTGCCCAATAAAAAAGCGCATAATCGCCCCCAATGTCATTCTCTTCGGCCAAAACAGTGCCTCGCACGACTTTTATTTCAATGGTTGATGTAGTATGGTTCATTTATTCAATTATATATTATATATATGTCTGATTAAATACATATATTATTTATAAATCTACAAAATAATATAAAAGATGTCCAACATATACTTCATAAATGTCCTCTAAATATCTAGTTTACACATGTTGTTTTCATCAAGA